CGACGGCGACGTGATCGGGCATGGTCTGCGACTGGTCGATCCAGCGCGAGACGGCGACGGGCAGTGCGATTTGATTTGGGTGCGACACGCCAATGTCCTCCTGTTGATGGAGGTCAGGCTATTACGAACTTTCGTAGCGTGTCAACCGGGTATTACGAAACCCCCTAGCGCGGCTTCATCCCTGTCACGCGAGCTGCCCATAGAATCGGCACGTCCAGCATGGGTGGTTCGGTGTTCGACATCAGGTGAAACAGGCCCGGCGTGCGGCTGGCCTCGAGCTTTTTCACCAGAATGCGGTCGTCATGCAGCGCAACAATGCACAGCTCTCCGAGCAGGTCAGCCGTCACCGGGCGGCGCTGCTCGTCCCAGAACACCAGCCAGCCGTCGAACAGCGGCCCCATGCTGGATCCCTGTATCTTGCCTGCTACCGTCGCGGGAGTTGCGTTGTCTAAACCTTCCACATAATCAAATGCTTCGGCGCTATCCATACTATATACCTCCGCCCCAGCACCGACTTGATAGACAATCGGAACCTGACGCAAGGGCCGCACGTCGCCAAACAGTTGCTCCACCGGTACGTCAAAAGCGGTCGCAATGGGGGCGGTGGTCCGGTCCAGCAGGCTGGCGCTCTTGCCATCTAGGTAGCTGTACAGGGTGGAGGCCTTTACCCCAGCCGCGCGAGCGACCGCTGCGACGCCGCCCCTGGATTTCACAAACTCACGGAACGCCTCGCGGCGGATGCTGGTTGTGTGGCTCATTCAACCGGGATGCCGCAGGGATTTGTCAGGGTAAATGCGGGGGTTTCGTAAAACCGCTTGCCATCAGCACGATGTTTCGTAATAGTCATCGGCATGACGCAGGTGAACGACATCATAGATAACGTGAGAAAGGCGGCAGAGACGCATGGTCTCGCCGCTCTCGCTCGCGAAGCAGACGTTCCGTACACCACCGTCAAATCGTTTTCCGACCGCGGGTGGAGCAACAAGAACCTGCAGGTCATCGACGCTTTGGCGCGCGCTTCTGACCGCTTGGCGGGAGCTTCTTCATGACTCCCGCCCTGACCATTCGACTCGTTCCGGTTGGCGCCGGCCGTGTCGTTCAACTCTCTACCCCCTCCGTCTCTGCTGTCTTCAGTGCCTTCCAACGAGGTTCACTGTGACGGACACGATGATGGGATTCCACCACCTCGATGTGGTCCAAACCACCCCTGACAGTTTCAAGGATGGTCTGGCTGATTATGCACGCCGCCGCTGGGCGACGCACACGATCAAGAACATCGAGCGCGAGTGGTGCCTGACTACGGACGAGGCCAAAGGCCTGATCCGCGGACAGGCCTCGCTCCGGACGATCGAGAAAATCCTCTCCCATAAAAACGGCGGCTGGCGCGTCGCACTTCCCATCCTGGGTGGTGTGATCGGGCATGGGCTGACCGACTTCATCGCATCTGAGAAAGACAGGCTGGACCATGAAGCCGAACAACGGCGTCGGCGGGCCGATGAGCTCAGGGAGGCCGAAGGCTTCCTTGTCTCCCTTGATGTGGGCGCTCTGCGTTCCGCTGGGGATCATCTGGGCGCTCGCTAAACTGGTCGGCCTCGTCGTTTCGGGGCCGAGCTGGATTGCACACAACGGCCAGCTCTGGGCCGTTCGGACGATCAAGTCCGTGATCGCTGCCATGCGTCGTGACGCATGACCGCGGCTCGCATCTGCCCCATCGCTGAGGCTGCGGATCACGCTGCCCTCAACCAAGATCCCGGCGCGGTTTCCGTGCCTGGGGTGCGCCAGCGGGCGGGGGCGCAAGCCCCCGTCTGTACCACCCTGACAATCCCTGCGCCGCCGAGCGTCAACAAGCTGTTCAAGAGCCTGATGCCGCGAGGCGGAAAGCCGGGCGGGCGCGCGAAGACCAAGGACTACAAGGACTGGCTGGCCGAGGCCGGCTGGATGGTGCGCGAGCAGATGGTCGACGCCGTTCCCGGTCGCGTCATCGTCACGATCAGCGTCGAGCGCGAGAGCCTGCTGGCTGACATCGACAACCGGTGCAAGGCGATCCTCGATCTGCTGGTCGCCTGCAAGGTCATCGAGGACGACCGGTGGGTTGTCGGCGTGGCTGCATGCTGGGCGCCGCGCGGCAATGCCCGTGTGCCCCGTGCCCGCATCGCGATCATGCCGGCCGTCTCGCATCGGCTTGAGTTTCATCCCTCCGCAGATGGCGCGACGGGCGGGTGGTTTTTGGATGCGCCGATGGATGATGGAGAGGTTTGAGCTATGGCGATTTCACTCGCGAGTTTGCGCAAGGTCCGCGCTGACCAGCCGCCCCGGCTGCTGATCTACGGCCCTGAGAAGATGGGCAAGACGACGCTCGCCGCCGAGTTCCCGGCGCCGGTGTTCCTGCAGACTGAGCGCGGCGAGAGCGGCGATCTGGTGCTGGACAGCTTCGGCACGCTGGACAGTTTTGAGGCGGTCATCGAGGCCATCGCGTCGCTGGCCCAAGAGGAGCACAGTTTCCAGACCGTCGTGCTCGACAGCGTGTCGGCCCTGCAGAAACTGGTCTGGGACAAGGTCTGCCGGGACTCCAACGTCAAGTCGATCGAGCTTGCGGGCGGCGGCTACGGCAAGGGCTACATCGAGGCCGACAATCTCTGGCTCCAGGTGCTCGACGGGCTGAACTACCTGCGCAACGAGCGCGGCATGGCTGTCGTGCTGGTCGGTCACGCGATCATCAGCCGCTTCGATGACCCCGAGACGCAGTCCTACAGCCGCTACGACATCGACCTGCACAAGCGGGCCGAGGCGCTGCTGAAGCGCGAGGTCGACGCGATCCTGCTGGTCAAGAAGGACGTCACGATCAAGACCGAGGGCAAGGGCGATCGCGCCCGTGCTGACGGCGGCGACACGCGCTGGATCTACACCGAGGGCAAGCCCGCGTTCACCGCAGGCAATCGCTACAACATGCCCGCGAAGATCATGTTCAAGCGCGGCGAAGGCTTCACCGCCCTCGCCCCCTTCTTCCCATCGGCCGCACCCGCGGCAGATCAACCGGCCGCTGAGGCGGCTTAACCCGGAGACTGACCAATGGCCGAACTCGGCTCATTCAACCCCGATGCCGTCACCGACGATCGCGAGATCCTCGAGGCCGGCAACTACGTCGCCCAGATCATCGAGTCCTCGCTCGCCGAAACCAAGTCCGGCGGCCAGATGCTCAAGCTGACCTGGGAGATCATCGACGGTCCCAAGGCCAAGCGCCGCGTCTGGGAGAACCTGAACATCATCAACTCCAACCCCGACGCGCAGGCCATCGCCGAGCGTTCGCTGAAGCGCATCTGTGCGGCCGTCGGCCACACCGGCGTCCTGTCGAACAGCGAGGCCCTGCACTTCAAGCCGGTCGAGATCACCGTCGCGATCCAGCCGGCGAAGGGCGAGTACGGCGAGCAGAACACGGTCAAGGGATACAAGGCAGTTGGCGCTGCCGGACCCGCAACCTCCGCTGCTCCGACCGCCGGCGCTCCCGCCTCGACTCCCTGGGGCAAGAAGGCTGCCTAAACTGAACATCGCCGGACGGGCCTAGCTTCCAACTCCGACCCGTCCGGCGACCCTTCCAACCCGCTGTCTAACAACAGCATCGCAGGAACCCCTGACGATGACCGAACAACTGCGCCCTGTCGATGGCCGACAGGATGAGGTGGCGCTGCTGACTGAGGTCGCAGGCATCATCCGCCAAGCCCAAGTCGAGTTCCAGGGTGGTTTCAAAACCGCCGCCCGGCTCGAAATCAGCGCCGCTCAACGCCTGCTCGACCGCGCGTATCGCGGGGAGGGGGGTTGAATGCGCATGCACTCCCGCGATGCATCTGCGGAAACGATGCACCATTCAGCCTTTGGGGCTGGGGGCGAGGCGGCGATGGCCTCACCGATCACCACTTTTGCCGGGCGTGCCTGCCGGGCAACTTCCTCCCTGCCCGAGAATGCGGCGAGCCGAAAGCGGGCGAAGGCATTGCGAGCAGCGGAAGATCGGTGCCTCAGCCTGATCCGATCCGGCGGCCACGTCGAAAAGACGATCACGCCGGAAGCCCTCAAGGGGAGCTTTTTTAGTCTCCCCAGCGGGCGCGCCCTGAACGCCGTCGTCTGCGAGCGCCTGATCGAGAGCGGGCGCCTGCTCCCGAGTGGAGACGGCCTGTTCGGCGACAGCCAAACCTTCGTGCCCGAGGTGTCCGCATGACCCTCCAATACGAGGACACCGTCGAGCCCGAGATCGCGCCCTGCGACGACTGCGGGATCCTGGTCGACGAGGGCGACGTCATCCGCATCGACGGCGACTGGCTCTGCGAGTCGTGCGCTGAGGCTCAGATGCAAAGCACCGGACAGGTGCCGGATGCCTGAGCTCCCCCAAACCGTACCCGCAACTGCACGGGCCATCTTCGCCGCGCTCGAAAGCAAGCAGCGCCGCGACCAGCACCCGCGTCTTTCCGCCTCCGGTCTCGGTGGCTGCGAGCGCGGCCAATGGGACAAGTTCCGCTGGCTTTTCCCGGCTGAGATTTTCGACGCCCGGAAGCTCTCGATCTTCGAAACCGGCGAACACTGGGAAACCCGTCTCGTCCAGCGTCTCCGCGACGCCGGCATGATCGTCGACGACATCGACCCGGCGACGGGCGAGCAGTGGCGCATCGTGTTCGCAGGTGGTCACGCATCCGGCCGGACCGACGGCAAGGTGATGGGCGTGCCCGAAGCGCCGAAGACCATGCACGTCTTCGAAGCCAAGAGCATGAACGACCGCGCGTTCAAGGCGCTGCTGAAGGCGGGCTGCGTTCGCGACGGCAAGCCCGAGCACTACGCGCAGTTCCAGTCGTACATGCACTGCCAGGGCATCACGCGGACCCTCTACGCGGCGGTCAACAAGAACGACGACAGCCTGTACGTCGAGCGCGTCGAGTATGACGCACTGTACGCAGCGCAGTTGATGCTCAAAGCCGAGCGCATCGTCACCTCCGACCGCCGTCCGGCCTGTTCCTGCCCGGTGTATTTCCTCAAGGCGGGATACGGCTGCGCTCCGAACGACGGGCTCATGCCGGCGCGGTCTTGCCGGAGTTGCATGTTCAGCACGGCCTCGCTCGCGGGCGACGCTCTGTGGGTCTGCGAGCGTCACGGCCGAGAGCTTGCGCTTGAAGAGCAGCGCGTGGGCTGTCCCCAGCACATCATGAACCCAACGACCGTGCCGGGCGAGCAAATCGACGCCGCTGAGGATGGGTCGTGGGTCATGTACCGCCTTCCCGACGGCTCGGTCTGGAAAGACGGGGGTCCGGCATGAGCGCGCGGAACCAAGCCAGGGCGCTCGGCGCGACCCGTTATTCTGACGGGACGCCATGCCGTCGCGGGCATGTCGCTGAGCGGTTTACCGCTAACAAAAACTGCGTCGAATGCCAGAAGCTCACGGCAGATGCGCGGCTCGCGGCAAACCCAGAAGCCGACAAGATGCGGCGTCGGCGTTGGGTTGCGGCCAATCGAGACCATGTCATCGCACAAGCGAAGGCTCGGCGGATCGAGAAGGCCGAAGAGCTCGCTGCCTACGGCGCAGCCTACCGCGCAGCTAACAAGGACGCGACCGCGGCGCGTCACGCCCGCTACCGCATCGAGTGCGCCGCGCAGGTCCGGGAATCTAAACGCCGCTGGAAACTCGCCAACCCGGAGGCAGTCAAAAACTATGTCCGCACCAGAAGAGCGCGGATCAAGGGGGCGGAGTGCACGCTGACCGCGGCCGAGAGCTTGGCGGTCCTGCGGGCACAGCGCGGACGATGCGCCTACTGCCCAGGAACGGATGACCTTGAGCTCGATCACGTAGTGCCGATCGCGCGCGGCGGAGCGCACGCCAAGGCCAACATTCAATGGCTTTGCGGCCCCTGCAATCGTCGCAAGTCGTGGCGCGATCCAGTCGTCTTCGCCCAAGCGGAGGGCCGACTCCTGTGACCCGCACCCAACTTCGCCCATACCAAACCGCCGCCATCGACTCTGTCCTCAACTACTGGACCGCGGGCGGCGGCAACCCGCTCGTCGACATGGCGACCGGCCTCGGCAAGTCCGTGACGATCGCGGACCTGACACAACGCCTGCTCGGCCAGTACCCCGGCATGCGTGTGCTGATGCTGGTCCACGTGAGGGAATTGGTATCTCAAAATGCCCAAGCCCTTCTCCGCCTCTGGCCGCAAGCCCCTGTCGGCATCTACTCCGCCGGACTCGGTCGCCGCGACACCTCGCAACGGATCATCTTCGCCAGCGTGCAGTCGGTCTATCGGCGGGCGAAGGAGCTCGGCGCGTTCGATCTGGTGCTCATCGACGAGGCTCATCTGGTCCCGTCGGCAGGCGAGGGCATGTACCGGCACCTGCTGGATGCCCTGCGTGAGATGCGGCCGGACCTGCGCGTCGCCGGCTTCACCGCCACGCCGTTCCGCATGGACTCGGGCCGCCTCGACGACGGCAAGGGACGCCTGTTCGACGAGATCGTCTTCTCCTACGGCATCGGCAAAGGCATCGACGACGGCTGGCTGTCGCCGCTGGTGTCCAAGCAGAGCGCGACCGAGATCGACGTCTCGTCCGTGGCCAAGCGAGGAGGGGAGTTCGTCTCCGGCGCCCTCGAGGCGGCCGCAGACAACGACGTCATCACGCAGGCCGCGGTGTCGGAGATCACCACCCTCGGCGCCGGGCGTCGCTCGATCCTGACGTTCTGCGCCGGGGTCAAGCATGCTCACCATGTCCGCGACGAGTTCCGCCGGCAGGGGGTGCATGCCGAGACCATCACGGGCGACACGCATCCGGGTGACCGGTCGCGGTTCATCGACGACTTTCGTGCCGGCCGGCTGCGCGTGCTCACCAATGCCAACGTCCTGACGACAGGTTTCGACGCCCCCGGCCTCGACATGATCGCGCTCCTTCGCCCGACCCTGTCGCCCGGCCTGCTGGTCCAGATGCTCGGCCGCGGTACGCGACTGGCGGATGGCAAGCAGGACTGTCTCATCCTCGACTACACGGGGACCATTCGCCGTCTCGGCCCCGTCGACACGCTCACCGTCGATCGTCGTCCGGGCAAGAAGGGTGCGCCTGACGCGGCGAAGATCTCCGACGTCCGCGCCAAGGAGTGCCCGTCCTGCAAGTCCCTGGCTGCCCTTAACGCCCAGACGTGCGCCTTCTGTGGCCACGAGTGGACGATGGACAAGGCCCGTCACGACGCTGAGGCGGACGACGTCGCGATCCTGTCGAGAGACCTGCGCAACCAGCCGCCCGAAGAGATCGCGGTCGTGACGTGGATGGCGCGTCGGCACGTCAAGGCGGGGAGCCCGGACAGCCTGCGGGTGACCTACTCGGCCGGGCTGATGTCGTATCCGGAGTGGGTGCTGTTCGAGCACTCAGGTCCGGGCAGATACCGCGCTGAGAAGTGGTGGGCCGCGCATGGCGGGCTGATGCCGGCGCCGGAGACGGTGGACGAGGCACTGGTGCGTTGGAGCGAGCTTCACCAGCCCGCCACGATCAGTGTCCGCAAGAACGGCAAGTGGTTCAACGTGACCGGCCGCAGATTTTCCAACACACAGGAGCAGGCGGCATGACGCCCCAAATCGAAGACCTGCAAGAGCAGGTGCGCTATCTGCGCGAGCGGCTGGACAGCGTCATCGGAACTGTCGACCAGAAGACCAAGCTGCGCCACGCCTTCGGCCTCTCGCCGACACAGGCCAGCACCCTCGCGCTGCTGCTGGGTGCGACCCGGCCCGTCTCGACAACCGCGATCTATCTCAACGTGTTCGAGCACGACAACGGCGACGGTCCCGACCTGACCAGCGTCAAGGTGTGCCTGTCGAAAATCCGGCGGCGCTTCACCGACTTCAAGGCACCCGGCGGCATCTCGAACGCATACGGGACCGGCTGCTACACTCTCACCCCCGAGCTCCGCGCGTGGATCGACGAACGGGTGGCGGCATGAGCGCATGGACCGAAGACCGCGTCGGCGTGCTGCTGAACCTGTGGCGCGAGGGCAAGTCGGCGACCGAGGTCGCGGGCTACCTGCACGTCACCCGCAACGCCGCGATCGGCAAGCTGCACCGCCTGGGAGAACTGGGCGAGAGAAAGGCCGCAGCGCGTCGCTGGAACGGCGTCGCTGTGTTCCGCACCCCGCCAACCCCGCCCCGCCGCTTCTCATGGGAACAGCACGCATGACCCGCTTCAACGCCACGGTGACGGGCGGATACATGACCCGCGACAACGAGATCGTCCTGAACGTGAAGCCTGATCGGGGCGACCCGGTGCAGGTGAAGCACTGGGAGGCGCTGCCTGATGGGAAAAGGGTTTTGCTGGCCGGCGATCAGATTGTGGGGGTGCAGTGATGATGCCCTTCCTCAGCCTGCAGGACGTGCTCGATGCTGGCGATCTCGCCGGCGCCTATCTCGCCAGCCTCAACAAGACCGACCTCGCGACCCTCAGCAAAGACGAGTGGACCGCGTTCCTCCTCACGATCGTCAACGAAGCGAACAAGGCCGCGGGCGACCGCATCGTGGCCGCGTGGACTATTCCAGTGGGGGCAGAGGGGTGAAAGAGATCTGGATCGACGAATACGACCGGCTCTCTGACGAGCTGGATCGGGAGCCGACGGACAAGGAGGTCAATGACGCCTTCGCTGATCGTCTCGGAGACATGGCCGACCGTGCACGCGATGCGTGGAAAGAGCGTGATCTGTGACCCCCTTCGCTCAAGCCGCAACCGACCTGCAGGCCCTCGGCTTCTCCGTCCTGCCGCTCATCCCCCACGACTGGCCCTCTCACGCCGGTCGCGGCAAATGCCCCGGCGAGTACCGCTCCGGCAACTGGCAGGGCATGGGCAAGTGGCAGCGGTTCCGTGACAGCACCCCGTCCGCGTTCGAGCTCGGCCTGTGGTCCAAGGCCCCGGGCGCCAACATCGGTGTGCTCATGGGCACGGTGGCGCGCAAGGATCTGCACGTCGTGTCCCTGGACTTCGACGCGAAGGATGCGGACGACCTCGACACGCTGCTCGGCGCCGCCCCTGCAAGTCCGATGGTCAAGCGCGGGAAGACGGGCGAGACCCGCTTCTATCTCGCGCCGAAGACGCTGAAGTCCAAGCCCTACGACGGCCCGGACGGA